CTGCACCATCAAGTTCGGCAATCTTTGCGTTAATTGCTGCCTCGGTTGGTTTGTCCTGTCCGTGTCCGTCTATCCACTCTAAACCAGAATACTCACTACCACGGAGAACCCATTCTGCTCCTGGTGTAAGTGCATGTAATGCTGCTGGTATATCGTATTTCATAGTAATAATTGTTTTAGTTTTATTTATCAGAGAATTACAAAGGCACCATCAATGGTTATTACACCATTTATGGTAATCGGTCCTGCAGCAAAACCGTTGAACTGTGTTGATATGTAGTGATTACCAGTCATCACTTTATCAGTGAGAAATACACCGTTACTTACATACAGTCCATTGAATGAATTGCCAAGACCAACTAAGGATTTTCTATCAACATCATCAGTGTTAATACCAACAGAAGTTGTTGTAGACAATCCAGATGTTTGCCTCGCAAATGCAACTGCTTGTGTTCCTTCTAAGTTCCAAACATTATCTGTAGAATCAAACTTATACGTTAATCCGTTGGCGGTATAAGTATCACCATTACTAGGACTTGCCGGGAAATTAAGAGCTGCCATTATCTACTTTTTTGATTATTTATGAAATTAACCAGAGACTTCCATAAGAGTTATGGTTGATTGACCCATAGTCACGTCTGGTGATCCTCGTCTGTTGACAAAAATTTCATTCGATTCTGCTTTGCCTTGCAATTTGTAAGTGATTGCCGACGTGGTGTTAGGCGAATCCAATACCTCTATTGTGTACTCGGTGTTGTTGCTAGTGCCTTCGTCATTTCTAACACAATAATCAGTTGTCAAGATATTTGTGCTACCGCGCAACAAACGAATAAAATTGTCATTAGCTGTGTTTCCAGTTCCAATCATTACACATACTCGAACAAGGATCTTATTTGAACTTGATCTTGGTGTAATAGTTGCAGACATTCCTGTGACATCTGTATAGCTTGTGCTGGACGTTGAAAATTGATCTGTTTTCGTTACTTGCCTTACCTGAATAATACCACCACTGGAACCAGAAGGTAGTCCACCTCTTGGAACTAAACTATCTACTTTAATTTGACTCATGGTTTAATCTCCGAAAACAGGAATGTGAATTTCCTCGCTATCTGATGCGGATCCGCTGGTATTCTGAAGCGCGTTGACTTTAAGGGTGCTCATGGATCAGTCGAAGATAGCAACGTAGGCGTAGTCGTAATCAGTATTTACTGCATTTGTCGTGTTAAATGTGCCAACATGAAAGGCAGTTGTACTATGAGGTGACGCTGTGCGTGCGTAAATACCGTAATGACTCATGCCGACTGCTGCATAATTAGCAGTCGTCATTGCGTTGGTGAAATTCATTGTGTATGATCCCGCTCCAGCATCAGTCAGAGAACTGACGTTGAAGTCGTCTCTGATAGTGACAGTGCCAGTGCCATCAAAGTTGATCCACGCCTTTGCTCTACCTTCAAAAATTTCCTCACTGGTGCTTTGATTACCACCGGAAGTATCTTGAATATTAGTAACTTTTATGGTACTCATGAGGCTCCAAAAATTGCAACGTAAACACGGCTAAAATCATCTGAATTGCCGTTTGAACCTGATGTTGATCCAAACCGAGTCTGGATACGAAAATTGCTTGCTGTTGGAGCCACAGTGCCAATAATGTGTATGCCAGAATTTCCCCTAGTAGCGCCTGCAACTGAACTAGAAAACTCATCACTAGTATTCGCAACCATACCTGTTATTACATAATTAGCACTAGGCATTGCGTTTTCAAAATGAATCTCATAATCTCCTGTGCCATGGTCGGTAAAAGAAGAAACATTAAAAGAGTCATTGCTGGCAACAGTTCCGGTGCCGGTAAAGTTGACCCACGCTCTAGTTAGTTGACCAATCTCCGTGCCAGCACTAGTCTTAAAAATCGGGGGACCAGTAGTAATGCTTTGTATGTTCTCTGCCTTTAACGTACTCATAATTTACCAAGGATTATCGCCCAGAAGACTTGTGTCCCAAGACGCTTTAAGTTGATTGGTGACACTAGTAACGCCTACAGTGTTAATAGTAATGTTAGCAAGGTCAGTAGCATCACGAAGTGCCTGCTTTGTAGAAACAATACCTACAGTGCTTGCTCCAGTTTCTTGAGCTCTTTGAAACTCAATATCTTGTGCTGCTAACAAAGGATCTCTATTTAAACGAATGTGCTGTTTATGTATTTCTCGTGCTTTCGCTGTGTTGATTCCAATATGTGCCATTTATCAGTCCTCCTCAAATGTCCAAGCATCTCTAAATGTCCTATCAGTAG